AACAATAATATTTTAAAAAAACAAATCCCCACTATTATGTGAGGATTTTATTTTAGTTCTTGACCTATATTATTTAATATTCAAAAAAGTCCCTGAACCACCCGCTACTGTTGTAGGTAGAACCCCATTCCACTTATTAGCCTTTAAAAATTCAACATATAAAGGTGAAATTTCTTTTTGTTTTAGTTTAGTTGCAAACGCATAAGCTTGTGCATCAATTACTACCTTTGCGGAGTCACCCTTAGCCTTTGCAATCTTTTCCAGTGCTTCAGCTTCTGCAACCAATTTTCTTTGCATTGCCGCCTGAGCTTCTTGGACCGCCTTTGTTTTACTTTCAATTGCTTGTTGTAATGCGGTTGGGGGGACGATGTTTGTTCTTAATTGAGATACTATAAACCATTTAGATAATCTCTTATTACATTCTGTTACAATTGCTGCCTCAAATTCCTCACGTTTATTGAATATTGCGTCAACTTCCCATTTATTGGCAACATCGTTTACTGATGAAACAATTGCATTCATTAACCATCCTTGTTCAATCTCTTTTATATCCAATCTCAAGTTCTCGAACATATCACCTATTGCTGTTGATTTTAATGAATAATTGAAAGAAGGTTTAATTGATGCTGCGAACCCACCTTTTGTAATCACAGTTTGATCCTTATATTCAATATGTTGTTGATATGTAGGAAATTCTAACATTTGTTCAGTCCAAGTATTATAAAGTACCCAACCTGTTTTGTATTCATAACTTGATACACCTCTATCATCACCGGTTAAATTAACTTTGATACCTACGTGTCCCGCATCCACTCTTTCAAGTGCAAATGGTTGAACTATTGATATGATAAAACCTAAAAGGAAGACACCGAGTGGTTTGAATAGCCATGGTATATTAAAAGTTTCCATCATATCTCCCCATCTGTTTTCTTTTTGGACATACATATTGTCCCTTGTTGTAAATGCAATAAATCCCGCAATTACTAATCCTAAAATAAAAATTATTCCGCTAATCATTTTGTTTTGTTTTTTGTTAAAAATTTAATTGTTTCGTTTATTACATACATAAGGACCCCAACCAACCCAACGAAACTTAAAAGTTGTAGGAACCCGTTAACTTCTCTACTCACAATGTGTTCTCCAAATAGTGTGGTTAACCAAATGAAAAAAACCCATAATGATATTAATTTAAAATACTTCATAATCTAATCTAATAAAAAAACACAATCTTCAAATTCATAATTTTGTTCACTTCTTTCTGACACAACAAAGAACTTATATTTCATACCAATTATTTTACACTTACGTGCTTTAGATATTTCATCACCTATTAGAGTGTTCATATTAAGTGGTGGGTCAAATTCAACACTATTGTGTGATCTAATTGCTTTTACTTTATCTGTCCAAGTTGATAATCCATATTTTCCTTTATACTTAAATTCTTTTCCAACCAAATTTTTCATATCAAATGTTGGTATTATAATTTCTTCTTCAGATGATAATGGATTTCTTTCTCCTGTTAGTTCTTCGTAATAAGGATTTAGTTCTCCGGTTTGTGGATCGTGTGTTGGTATATTATTCATTTTAAAATAAACTTTTCATTTGATTCATAATTTCAATCAGTCTTCTTTCTAATTTTTGGATCTCCTTTTTGTCTTCGTCTGTTTGCTCAAAATTTCTAGACTTTATGTCGCTTATTTTATTAGATACGGTTCTGTGTTCATTCAACAGACTTTCATACATTATTTTTTTACTTTCCATTTTTTAAAATTATTGTGGTTAATGAATATGTTCCTGCAGCAAACATAGAAATAAATCCTATACCAAACAAGAAAAACATTCTAAAAATTTTATATATCATCATTTTTTTACAATTGCCTTTGTTAATGTGTTTATTAATAGTTGTACTTCCCCAATTTCATGAAATCTAACCAACGGATCGGTATTGAAAAAATCAACATACCATTCACCATCTTTTATTTCTTCATTGGTTGGTGTTATTAAAGTGAGTCCATCAACAATATCTAAAACATAGTAATACGATTCATCCTCATCGTGTTCTCTAATTTCTTCACTTTTAAACCCTAAAAGTATTAATTCTCTTTCTGTCATTTTATAAGTTTTACTTTGGTTACTTTTCCTTCTTTATCTGTTTTATATCTAATTCTAAATGTATCTTCAATAGTGTATTCTCCTTCTTCCATGTTCAAACAATACCATTCACAACTATCGTGGTGATATAAATGAACGTGCACTTTTTCAAGCTGTAAACAATGTTCATATTGAATATCTTTATACATCCAATTTGAACAACTTGTTAATGTTACTAATAATGTAAAAATAAAAATTTTATTTAACATAATCAATCAATGTGTTTAATTGTAAATGGTGGATAAATTCTAACTTCACTTCCATCACTATTAAAATAATATGCAGTGTCACCGTCAAAACTTATTGTGTCAGTATACCAAATAGCGTCATGCATAGAACTTGGTCCGTTAGAAGGAATATATACTTTTCCTCTGATTTCATACTTGTAATCAATATTTGAGCAAGATGAAAGTAATAAAATAAATAATAATTTTTTCATAGGTTTCTTGATGTTAATTCGTCAATAATTTCTTGTAATTTAATTTCCGATTTTTTTGATTTTTGATAATGAAACATATATAAACAAAAAAATAAAACCCATAAAACCGCAAATAGACCAATAGACACTAAATTAAAAAATAAAAGTCCCGATTGTACCATTAAAAAAACACTTATAATTATTTGTGACCAAAAATGTATATCCATTTTTTTTAATTCACTATACACTATAGTGATTAATTCATCGTCTGTCAATTCTTTCATATTCATTTTTTAAAATTTCGTTACTAAACATATTGTTAGAAGGATCATGTTTTCCTAAATTATATGTGGTAAAAGTTCCATCCAAATTATCTATTCTTAACATTAAAAAACCTAATTCAGATATATAAACTTTCTCAACTTCACCCAAACCTTTTGGTGTGTCAATTATTGGTAGATTGTTTATTGATTTTTTCATAAATTGAATGTAGTGTGTTTGATATTTGCGATTTGATTTGTTCTTCGTAATCGGTTCTTTGTGTTTCCACTTTTTGATCGTAGTGTTTTACTAATTTTTCAACATCTCTTTGACCTAATGTGGTAACATAATGGTAAACGTGATTTGTTAACTCTACCTTACTGTCTTCCATTATAACAAATATATCTAAAGTCTTATTTACAATATATCTTTTACCAGACAGCGGTGCTATTGTGAATTTAGAATCTTTATGATTAATCATTTGTCTAACTATCGCACAAGTTATTTTTTCGTAACCTGTGATTTCATTTGGTGGTTTGAACCATTGGTGATGTCTTCCCCAAACGTGTAATTTTACTTTAAGTCTTTTGTATTGTCTTTTGATCCAACGTTCTAATAGTGTCATAAATTTATTTTAGACAAAACTAAACATTTTTTTTAAATTAATAAAATAATTTACTTGAATTTTTTTATTTTTTTTAGTGAACTCATTTTTTTTGCGTAATCCATCCATATCTCTTTGACTATTGGCCACTCGTTTTCTGGATCTGTGAACTTTCTAAAATTTTCTGAAAACCATTCTTCCATCGCTTGATCTAATGTTATTTTTTTTACTTTTGATCTTTTTATTAAACCTCTAACATAAGCAGGAACTTCAGTATTTGATGTCAAGTAAACAAAGTTTTCATCTGATTCTAGTTCTTCTTCCTCATCATCATATGTTTCCATGTCTTCAAAATTTTGTTGCTCAATGTGTTCTAATTCATGTTCAATAGTTTCCCTTACTTCAGCAACTAATTGATTCGTACTTTTTGGAAAATATTCAGGATTATAAGTTATTTCAATTTCAAGTTCTTGCATATCAGCTTCAGCGTGAATTGAAAAATTATCTTCCATTTCATAATCTTCAATAAATGTACATTTGAAATCAAATGATGCGTATTCGTCTCCTCTTTCAAAATAAAGACCTTCTAAGAAAATGTCTTCACCTATTTTAAATTGGTCTATAACAATTCTTGATAATTGATAAGATAATTGATCTGATTTTCTTTCTGTGAGTATTGTTTTTTTTACTCTATTTACTAAAGACTCGATAAGTTGTTTTTTCATTCTGAAAGATGTGTCATTAATACACCACCAAGTGATGTTGCGTGTACAAGTAAATGATTTATTGATTCAATATCCAATTTATTTTTTTTCTTAGTGAAATCAAGACCTAAAGTTCCAATAAATTTATCATCTATTGTTTTAATTGCGAATAAATAACCTGACTTACAACCAGTATCTTCTGCAATATATTTTAACCCATAAGTCGCAACCATTTCATCTTTGTAGTCAGGTATTTCAATTACATCATTATTCAATAATTGGTTAATGGATTTTGAAAAAAGGTTTACAGGTATGTTATGGAAATTTGTTTGTACTGACGATACTCCAGGATTAACAGTTTCATACATTACTGAAAATTTAGCCATAGATTTACCTGTTGGGTAAAAATTACCTCCATTATGGAACTGTGTAACCCAAACTCTATCAGCGTTAAATTCCTCCCTTATGTGTTCAATCTTATTGTTAACAAGTTCTCAAACTCTTAAGGTGTCTTTAACCATATCCGGTTTTTCTTTTTTTTCTAATTTGTTTTTAATATATAAAACAAGAACAGGTCCTATTACTCCTGTAATAAATGCTATTAAAATACCAACCCAATTACCCATAACTTATTTTTTTAATACAATTATATCATTTTCATTTGTGTCGTCAATAATATCCCCTATTTCTGTCATTCGGTGACCTTCTTGAAAAACTATAAACACTTGAGAAAGGTCTACGTCATCAGACTCTAAATCTTCTAAAAAATCTAAAAGGTCTGCAGCTGTTAATTTGTTACCATTACTGAAAGGATTTTTTCCATATTC